TTTGGCTTATGGGTTTTCACCCAGACGCCGAACACAACCCCAACATTCCTGAGTTCGATGGTCTTGTTGAGGACGACTACGCACTAATTTTAGTGCAATCATTGAGTAAACTTGTTCAAGCATCTGATAAGTTGAGGAAGACAAGTTACTACGAAAAGTTTAAGATAGAAGACATCAAGTATATTAACAACCGCAAGGAGGTATGCAATGCGTGGAATGAAAAAGTCAATGAAAAAGCCTATGCCGAAGAAGAAAGCTATGGCATCAAAAAAAGGCTCCTCAATGAAGAAGAAAAAATCCATTAGGAGAGCATAAATGATTAAGAAAAACCGAGGTGTAATCTTCGGAACACGTGGCAAGACGCCAGGGATGCAGACGATGAAGGTTGGTGGTAAAAACATCAACCCTTATCGTGCAATGTCCATGATGCCTAGCCAGTTCGGAAGAACAACTACAGGAGTAAAGCCTATCTTCGGTGGTCGTGGTCGTTCCCTCAGACGTAGGTAAAGACTGTGGCTAGCATTGGTAGGAAGGTAAAGTCTGTCGCTAACAAAACGCAGACAGGTAAAATGAAGCACGCAAATTGTCCTTGCGTGTTAGCAAGAGGTAACAATGGCAAAAAAGTCAACGTCAAAAAAGCGTAAGTCATCTGGCAAGAAAGACGCTTGTTACCACAAGGTTAAGTCACGCTACTCAGTTTGGCCTAGCGCTTATGCAAGTGGAGCGTTGGTTAAATGTAGACGTGTAGGTGCAAAGAACTGGGGTAAGAAGAGTGGCTCGAAGCGAAAGTCTGCATAAATGGTTCAGCCGAAACAAAGGCAAAGGTTGGATAGACTGCAAGACTGGAAAGCCTTGTGGTCGTAAGTCGGCGAAGGGCAAATCCAAGAGACCTTACCCAGCTTGCAGACCGACGAAGGCTCAATGCACGTCTGCCAGTAGAAAAAAGAAAGGGCCAGCACGTATCAGTTGGAAGAAAGGAAAAAGAAAATGATGGGTCGCAACAAAGGTATGAAGAGAGCAATGAACAAAGGAAAGAAGCTAACCAAAAAGCAAATGATGATTGCTGGTATGGCTCCTCCTTTTGACAAGATAACAGGCGCAGACTTCAAGAAGCTAAAGCAGAAGAAGCGCACGAGAACAGCTTGATTTGCTACAAATGTGGGGGCTCTACAAAAGTATTAGACAGTCGTTCCAAAGACGGAAGCATAAGACGCAAGAGAACATGCACGAATTGCACTACGAGTTTCTGGACATTGGAAGTATTAGAGACCTCCTTGCACACAGAGAAAGATTGTACGTCAGAGAAGAACGTTTCTCAGACGAAAACAAAAGCACCAACAAAAACAAGAATGACAAATCTGTCATTCTCTAAACTCAATAACACATCTTACATGTACGATGTCGACAGCTTGTCAGACGAAGAGCTGGAAAAACAGGTCATGTCTGGCAACGTAAGGTTTGACGAAGACGAACTATAGGACGACACTCCTTACTCCCGTAGCTATTTTATAAGAGGGTGTTAAGGAGGTTAAGTTGGAACCAATTACAATGGCAGTCGCAGCTTTTAACGGAATAAAAGCGGGCGTGGCTGCTGGAAAAGAAATTTCGTCTTTGGCTAAAGACATCGGCAAGATGTTCGATGCTATTGATAGTGTCAAACAAGAACACAACAATGAAAAGAACAAACCTTTTCAGTCTGCAAACGAAGAAGCATTGCAAACTTTCATTAATAAGAAGCAAGCCGAAGACCTTGAAGACAACTTACGAGCTATAGTTATTGCAACAAGAGGCCCATCTGCATGGCAAGAACTAATACGTATGCGTGTCGAGGTCAGAAAAAAAAGACAGGAAGAAGAGGAAGCAAGACGAAGACGACGACAAGAGCTTATCGAAGCCCTGGGAACTTGGTTCCTTGTTATTGTTATCGTCGTCGTAATCGGTGGTATTGGTATACTTGGTTTGGCTAAATACTTAGGCAGAATCTAATAACAATACTGCCCAATGCTCCAGATATTGAGGGGCTTTTGGCCCCTCAATATAATTGCGTCCATCTTTTTCAATGAACCCAATGTATACAAGTGTGTGAAGATAACGTGATACACTGTGTTGTGTAACACCTATGGCTTCAGCTATCTCCTTTTGCCGATTCACTGGTGTCGTCGATTGGCGGAGGTGCTTTAGGATTTTCACTGCCATCACTTTCTGGTTGTGCGTTAGTCGGTGCATCTTTGTCCTCTACTCTGTTAATCGTTGCAAATAACCATCGTGTATTCAGTATAGAATTTTTCATAAAATCTATGACTGTCATCGCTCCGTCTTTGTTGTAGACATTTTGCGTGAACGTCATCTCCAGACCAACGAACTGCTCGTCGTTCTTGACCATCCAAACGTCTGCGACCTTCACAAACTCTGGCCCTTTCTTTTCTTCTGCCATATTACTCTCCTTCAAGTAAGTTGATTGTTGTTTCTAAGTGTGTCGGTGCGAGATGCGAATACCTCATCACCATTGCTAGAGACGAATGTCCAAGCAAGTCTGCAACCGCTCGAAGAGATGCCCCCTTTTGCACCAAGTGACTAGCGAACGTATGTCTACAGTCATGTGGTGTAAAATCTTTTATGCCAGCAACATTGCAAGCGTTGTAGAAGTTGTCGTAGAACTTCGCTTTTACCCATTGGCTTCCATCTGGCTGAGTAAAAACAAAATCTGCATCGTCGTCGAACGCCAGAACTGAACTAACTCTGGCCCCCAGCGGAACAGCTCGAATCTTTTTTCGTTTCGTCTTGCCTTTTCTGCTGGTGAACAAAGCCGAGCCCCTGTGAATATCCTGTGGACGAAGTGCGAAAGCCTCGCCAATCCTCGCTCCCGTGTAGAATAAAAAGGTCACGACGTCTTTGATTGTGCTATCGCAACAGTCAATCAAGTGGTCTCGCTCACTCTCGGTTAGCCAACGCAAGCGACTATCGTCTACGTTCGGACGCACAATAGTTATGTTTGGTACATCCCACCCCATACTTTCTGCATGCGATAACATGGCTTTGATGCTGTTCAACTCTCTCGCCACAGTGTTCGGCTTGTTCCCACGGCTCGTGACGTGGTGCATAATCTGCTCCAACGTCAACGCATGCAATGGAACATGCCCAAGTGCAGACGAAAAAAGTCGCATGATTGTTTGGTCGGTAGTCCCAGGTGAGTTTGGTCGTCCCAGGAACGCATCTGCTGCGTCAGCTGCAAGTCGTCTTGATTTCGTCTTGACCTCTCCCGCTGCGACTGCTGCGTAAGTTTTTGTGAGTTCGTCTTTGGCTTTTGATTTCTGGCTCTTGTGAAGGCCCGTGGATTTCCGTACTCGGATGGGTCTTCCGTCTTGTATGACAGTGCCAGTTATCTGCCATACGTCTTTGCGTAAAGTTAAGTTAAGTGTCATGTTGTACTCCCTTGTATAACCCTCACACTATAATATAGTATAACAGATTATACAAGGGAATAAGTTTAGCTACGCATCCGTAAGTTTCTCCGTGGGCAACTTGTTAAAGTCTTCCACGTCCATGTCCAACCAAAAAGTTCCCTTGCCATACGATACCTCGGCACGTATCTCCACGTCATTGTGAATGAAGTGCATGCCGATGGGGTATTTAACCCCATCTTCAAGCACCTCTTTGTATGCCTTGCGATATATCGAACGATTCTTCTTGAGCCTGATGGCTTTGTTGTTGATACGCACAATGTCGTCTTTAGTCATGTATGTTATCTTACTCATGTAATCCTCCTATGTAAGACGTTTAGTTATCTCAGCGTGTACGTCTCCGTACACTGCTGAATCTACAATCACGGATAGTCCGTCGATTGTCTTCGTGTCAGAACCCAACGTAACTTCTACACTCGAACCATCTTTACGTTCGCATAGGTAGTAATACTTTGGGTTCTTGCATCCAATCATGCACAAAGCACCATTGCCAAGGTCTTTCTCGACGTCATTGACCCAACCTCCGACAACTGCAAAGATACCTTTCTTGCTTGTGTCAAGGCTATCAACTGCCTTAATCCAATACGGACGAAAGTTACCTCGACCTTTCTTCTTTGGCTTGGACGTAGAGCCACCGACCATTGAATCCATCTCGGATTCGGTCAGCACTCCGTCATCCACCACACGCTTACCGATTGCAGTAATCAGTTCACGCTTCTCGTCTGTACTCATGGCTGAGTACAGTTCCATGATTGTCTCAATCAGTTTCATTGTCTTCCTCCTCCCACTTCTTGAGCATGTCCTCTGCAACTGCACGATGCAGAGAACCTTTCTTCTTTTCGATATGTTTCAACGCTTGCTCGTTGGTCATGCCGTAGTCGTTAAGGCATGTAGCCAACATGCTATCCACTTCGGGTGCTACACTGTTTCCAATCTTACTCATGCTTTGCCCCCACTTTGAAAGAGATGTCACAATACTCGCCAGTCTCTTCGTCTAGGTAGAAGAAGTCTTTGGCTAGCATGTTGGCAATCTTCTGCCTTACGAGGTTCGGTGCTTGCGAGCCCTTGTAAATGAACCCACCGCCCTCGGCTACGTCTGCAACATAACGTGAGATAGTAGCAACAATCTCTCGCCAATCATTTGGGTCATAGAACGCTTTGCCCTTGTCGACCTTGGGTGCTTTTCTCATTTCGAGAAGTGTGTGCTGAACCACTGGCTTTGAATACGCAGACGGCGTCTTCGCAACTGGGTTCGCAGTCTCCCATGCTGACTTGGTCGTGGCTTGTCTTGGAACCACTTTGGTCTTGCGTGTAGACTTCTTTTTTGGTTTGCCACCGACAAACTCTGAGATTGGCTTGTAAGGATTCTGAATGTCATCCTCAATGACCAATGGTTTTTCTTCTTGCAAGCCATAGTCGGCTAGCTTTTTATCAACGATTGTTTTCTTTATGTCTGAACTCATAGTCCACCTCCATACATATTTGTTTGATTACATTGTAATTCGTCGACCTCACATGTCGGTCAACAACTCTATGGGCGACCTCCAACCAAAACATGACGTGACGACCACGCTTTGGAAAGAGACCGAACCATTCCTTACGCACTGTAACAGTACGTTTCCGTTTACCTCGACGCATTGAGCAACAGAGAATTGTCAACAACAAACCTCTCTCCCAATAGGATACGTGCAAGGTTATCCATGCCAGCATGTGCAAGTGTCTCTACCGAATCCACAACTGTGTACTTCGGATAGTATCTCTTCACACTGTCTGTCTGAATACCGATGCCAAGACACTCGATGTCCTCGGCAACCAACTGATTGACGGCATCTCGGCAATGTTGGTCGAGAGCATGAGCATCACCACTCGCCGATGGCATGCCGTCTGACAAGACGAACATAATCTTGCGACGCTCACTCCTTGGCTTGAGTCTGTCTCTTGCATACAAGATTGCCTCGCCGTCTGAATTGTTGCCACCCGCCATGTCTGCGATAGTACCAATCGAACCCTTTGCCTCGTACAGACGTTCTTCAAATGCCTTGAAGATGTACATGTCCAAGGGCTCGTATCTGCTGAAACTACCAGTGCTTTCGGCTCTGATGGAATGACGACTGCCACTCTTGTGACTGGTTCGATTGTTGAAACCCAACACCTCGTACTTGATAGATGTTCGGTCAATCGCCTCGACCATAGCAATCGTACACTGCATAGCAACGTAGGCTCTGTGGCTTGCCATCGAACCCGATAGGTCAATCAAGAACGTGACGGCAGTATCCAAGTCTTGTCTCTCGGTACGCAACTTGAACACGTTAGGCTTGCTGTTGTATGCACCAACAAAACGTCTGCTATCAAGACGACCTTGCTCCTTGGCATAATCCCAATCTCGGTTCTCACGAGCAAGCAAGGCACGCTCAAGCTTTCGTCGCATGACATTGACATCTCCAGCCATGCCAGCAACTTGCTTGTCATACTCGTCTGCCGTACCCTTTGCCATCCATCTGCCAAGTGTCTGACGTGAGCCGTACTTGCTTGGGTCGTCAAGTCTGTGATGCCACTTGTCACTGGCAGTAGACAACGGACGATAAGAACCACGACCCCCCTCAAGCAACTCGGTTGTCTTGCGTAGTTCCTTGACCACACACTGTCTGACGTCGAATTGTTCGTAGACTTCTACGTCCTCGGACTCTTCGGCTTTCGTCTCCGTGGAAGCATCACCACGTTCTCCGCCTCCATATTCGTTGCCGTGTTTGTGTCCGTCGTCTGGCTCGCTTTTCTCTCCACCACTCGAAGGGTTGTCGCTTTCGCTCCCATCTCCGTCAGACCCCTCATCAGCAGACCCATCGCCTTTCTCCTCTGATGGGGCTCGACCATCATCTCCACTTTCAGGTTTATCCCCTTTCGTAGTTCGACCATAAGGCTTATCAGTTTCTTCATCTTTCTCTGCCTCCTCTCGCAGTTCACGTTCGATAGTTCGTGCAAGTTCCACAATGTCCTTGCTGTTTCTGCATGCGTCAACAGCCTTGACCCACACTGGCAACTTCTTGCGAAGATTGTCACTGCATACGTCAAGACATTCAGCACACGTCTCGCCACCATAGGATTTACGACCCTCCCAAGTGATGGCAACTGGTGCGAGGAATCTGTCGTCTTTCAATCGCTTGTCCGTCTTGGATACGTTGTCAAGGAACTCTCGATTGACCGCAGACGTAGTTGCTCGCAAGTTTTTCTCGCTCCCAGGGTAATCACGCATGACTCTTTTCTCCAACCACACGTCTTCGAGACCATTGGCTAGTGACTTGAGCAATACGTTGTTCTCTCTCGAACACTCATTGAAGAATGAACGAAGAGCCTTGAAGTTCGTGTGCTTGACGTGACCACTCTCATGGTCAACGTAGCCACGAATGACCTCGGCAGTGGCATCATCAACCTCTGCATTGTGGTCAATAGACGGCAGATAAATGGTCGAACCATCCGTCGCCGCTCCGTCACCTTGGAACACGACGGATACGTCTTGCTTTCTACCGAATACGGATGAGGTCTTTTGAACCTCGTGTGTGAATAAATCTCCTCTCATGTTTACCTCCCTAGTTGAAGATTCTGTCTACGATACCATTCAACACGGCTCTGTCTTGAGCCGAGCATCTGTCGAGAACAACTGTCTCGATGGCTTGTCGTACACCGAGTTTGTTGTCTCCACTTGGCATCAGTGAAGTGAATGTGTGGATAGCATTGGCTAGAGCAATGTAACCACGTGGCGAAATGGGTTGCATGACCTTGGACGTCGTGAACGCATTGATATGCTCGGTCACGTACTTGCTGACCTTGTTGACCATTGCTTTGTCCAAGCTTGGCACGGAAGACTTGATAAGTTCCTCACGTTGCTTGGCATCCATGTACTCGACGTGAATCCAAACCTTGAATCGGTCAAGCAATGCCATGCTCTGTGGTCTTGCACCTTGGTACATGCCGAACTCGTCGCCTTGACCAACTGTGTTGCCAGTCGCAAACATACGGAACATTGCATGTGGCTTGACAAGACGACCGCCATCCTCTGTAAGCAACAAGCCGTTGCCCTCGAAGGCTCTCTGCATCACGTAGGCAATGTCAGGTCTGATGAAGTCCAACTCGTCAAAGCAACCAATCGTAGGACTTGCCATCATCTGTGGCAGTATGCCGTCAACGAACTTGGAAATCGTAGCCTCGCCGTCCTTGGTCAAGACGTCACGACCAACCAAGTCCATACGTGTAATCTCACTGTCGAAGTTGACACGTGAGAAGGGCCAACGCAGACGAGCAGCCACTTGCTCGATAAGTGTCGTCTTGCCCGAACCAGTGTGACCATGCAAGTAGCAAGGCTGATTGGTAATCAAAGCATACAGAACTCTGAACAAACTCATTGGTCTGAACACGTAGTTGGTGTCAATCTCTGGCACGTGAGGATGGTCGCCATCCCATTCCCAACACGGAACGTCGAAGTCGAAACTGTCGATGCCCTTGCCAGTGATACCGAACAACGCATGAGCCTTGGCAACCTTGACCTTGCCACTCGGAATTGTGCCATCACCCTTGACCTCGGAAGTCGTAGGTGCAACAATCGTGGCTGATGACTTGCGAAGACGAACAATGTCGTCACTCATCTTCTGCATGCTGTCAATCATGTCGGCAATCTTGGGCAAGCCGTTCTGTGTCAACGCAAGGTCAATCAATGCAGACGCATCTGCACTCGGTGCAGTTGGTATCGGCACGGCACTGTCCTCGTCTTTCTTCTGCGTAGCAAGAATGTGCTTGGTCAAAGCATTGCTTTTGCTCGTGTGGTCTGGTTCGGGTACGTCTGTGCGACTTTCAAGCAAGTTAGGCATTGGCTTTAGTCTGTCGTGGTCGCCGAAGATGTTGTGCAAAGCTTGCATTGCCTCTTCGCTTGACCAATCTTCGTTCAAGACCAAGTCGTCGTGTACGTTGCATAGTTCTTCGAGTCCATAGTCCTCGACGTTAGTGGATACTTCACTCATGGGTTCCTCCTCGGTTGTTGTAGTGAAAGCAGATAGTCGGCACTCTTCGTACGCTTTGACTGTAAACGTCTTTGGTCGTCCGAAGATGTAACCAGTTTTTGATTTGCTACTTGATGTACCAAATCCATTTCCGTGTGGATAACGGATAGCATCAAGCACTGCGTTAGAGCTGATTTTGCCGACAATGATGCCAACCATTGTCTCAACGTCTAGGCTATCACGTAAGCCAGTGTAGGTTGGTCGTGGATTGATTTGTTCAACGCCGTCGCCAACGATTGCACTTTCGTTGAAAGCCTCTCGTATCTCCGTCGTATCCCATGTTTCGAGAAATGGTGTAACCAAGTCACGAATCATTTTTCGTCTTTCCGTGAAGTCTCCCTCACGAAGAGCGTCTTGAAGTTTCGTCATATTTACCTCGTGTAATGTTAAAGTTGAAAGTAAAACGAGAGGCAGATTCCGAAGAATTTGCCCCTCGATATAAAAGTTCCTTATTAAACGCACGTCGTGTATAGAAGATTGTCATGTCACATGTATAACACGTTAGACACCGATTGACAACTCCCTTATCACTTCCGTGCATTTATTTCGCCCTCGTTGAACTTAACGCACCCCCACTCTCCGTGCTTTTTCTCGATTTTGCCGTCTTCGTCGAGTAGGTTTCCGTCTTCGTCTATGCGTTCGTTGTCTAGCATGCTTTCGAACAGGTATTCGCCGACTTGTTCCAATGCCCACTCTGGCATTGTTCCGTCCTCGAACGACTCTTGCATGCTGACACAGTTGTCTTCTCCGTCTTCGTACTCGCCAACGAAGTCACAACCTCCCTCTTCGTACGTGGCTGACACTTTCCAACCGAGTTCGTGTGCCTTGTTGTACACTCCGATTGGTGGGCTCCACGCACTATCAAATCCGAATGACACGCTGTTGTCTTCGACGCCGTTTTCCCAATCGCAGTGTTCGAGATGGATTTCCCACTTCGTACCCCAGTTCTGTATTCGCCAGTCGTACCAAGCGACGTCTATCTTCACTGGCTTTGTGCCACTGATTTCAGGGAACGTAGGCTTGACCTCGATTGTGCCGTCGTAGTTGGGTTCGGGCAGAAAATGTGCGAGGAAGTTGCCCTTGTGCATGTCCTCGACTAACGCCTTGACTTTCGACTTGTCGTCGTGGGTAAGGCTTACCCAGTTGCTACACCAATTTGGCATGTTGACCTCCTATCTGTCGTTGCCGTTCATTCGTCTGCACTCGTCTTCCACACGTGACTTCACACGTGAGTAGTAGACGCATTGTCCAGACCTCGCATGATAGACGCCCCATCCTTTCGGATGAGACGCCACGTAGTAGTCTTCGCCCCACGTCATTTCCACGTACCAGACTTGGGTTCGTATGGGATGAAGACACACTCGCCATTCTTCCACGTGCCATCAGGGTAGTAGATGACTTCGCCACAACCACTGAACCACTCGATTATCACGAGCATGAACAGTGCGTAGACGAGCATGAAAACTGTCACGTATGCGAGAGCCTTGCCGAAACTACGTAGTAGTCGACCTAGTCGCTTACGTCTTAGGCGTGTGTTGGTTATCGACGTGCGTGGTAGTAGTTCCACGAAGTCGTTGTGTCGTCGTTGTCGCATGGTTACCTCCGTATGCGTTGATGAAAAAAAAGACCAAAAAAAAACCCCGCACCCGTGAGGGTGCGAGGTTTTGGGTGATTACTTGCGTAATTGCACGAAGGCGTTGAGGAAGGATGCGAACTGTGCATCATCCATGCCCTCGACTTGCTTTGCAAGTTCGGAAAGAACGTTCGGTTGTGAAGCCTTTGGCTTTGCCTTGGCTTTCGCTTTCGGCTTTGCCGATACCTTCGGCTTGGTTGGGGTTGCTTTAGCAACCTTTGCCCATGCGAGCCTTGCTTCTTCGCCAGTTGAGGCGTAAGCCTCAAGACGTGCAATGTCGTTGCCGTTGATTGCTTTCAGCAAGTTGCCCCAACGCTTACGCTTGGAAGACTTCGTCTTCGCCTCCACGTAGGACTTGAGTTCGCCTTTCACCTTTTGCGATTTCGTAGAGAGCCACTGCTTCGCAGTTTGGGTGACCGAAGGGTTTGTGTTTGCATGTGTACTCATGTGAGTTCTCCTCGTGCGTTGATTTGAAACCCAACGAAGTAACGCACATAACGACGTTAGGCTGAACCGAGAAAATCGGCTCACCATAAAAGTTCCTTCGGAACGCACGTGAGGGACGACTCGCCGTCTCGTTCCGTCTAAACTGCTGAAATGATTGCACATGCGTTATTTTCAGGCATTGTTTGGAGCCTCTCGGAGCTAAAATTGAAAATTTTAGCCGTATGCGTAGAGAAAAACCCCTACATAGGGAGTCAAAAACCCTTGTTTACAAGGGTTTGCATGCGTTATGTGACCAAATTGTGCCTGTTACCACATGCAGACGAGGCTAGGGGGAGGGGGGTATCCCGCCCGCTCGTGTGTAACGTAGATAGTCACCTCCCCTACCCAACAAATAATCGGAGCAAAAATTGAAAACGTCTGAAAAAAGAAGTACAAAGAAGTGCGAACGGTGCGAAAAGGACTTTTATGTAAAGCCAAGCCACATGGATAGGGCTAAATACTGTTCCTGGGAGTGCCGAACAGCCAAAGGAAGCGTGAAAGATATGAAAACAGTCATGGCTACAGTGGAAAACAAACCACTAACGCCCCAGCAATCAGCGCAAATACGTAGTAATATAGCGCAATATGTAAAAGACCAGATTGTAATAGCCAATGAAGTGGTAATGCACGGCAAAGAATGGACGCCAACACAGGCAAGAGTCTTTGGCATGCTACTAAATAAAGTAGTTCCAGACTTAAACGCTGCATATCACAAGCACGAACACGAGATTAAGAACTTAACCGAGATGTCTCGTGCAGAATTGGAGCAGATTGCTTCTGGAACCAAACAAATTGAAGGAGAATACGTAGAAGATGTTAATTAAAAACCAAAGAAAGGACGCAATTAAGTCCCGAATCACGCTAGAACAATTCGCTATGGCTATGAAAAGCGCCAATTTAGAGAATGTTCCACCAGAAAAACGCAAAGAAGCAGTGCTTGACCACTTATTCACAATAATGTCTGACACAGTTGTGGACTCTGGGCTCAAATACGAGATAAAGTCCAGCCAACTATTAAGGAAACGCCTTGGTTAAACCAACGCAACAAGAAGTTGCGAGATATTTACTGCGATTACGTGACGCTAGCGAATCATTCCGTGGCTTTGTAAAACTTATGCAGCCTGATTGGGAACTCGCCAGCTTTCAAGAGGAACTGATAGACGTATTAAACAATTTAGAAAAGGGCGAGCTAGGTGCTGACAACCTTCTCATCACAATGCCACCACGTCACGCCAAATCAACCTTTGGCACAATATTCTTCCCATCATATTTCATGGCTCGTAACCCATCTCGTTACGTTATGTCTTGTTCCTACAACTCACAGCTCGCCACAGACTTTGGCAGACAGATACGTGGT